AAGGTGCTGGAGGCGAACGGCCCGATCATCGAGGACATGTCCCGCTCGATGGAGCCGCCGATGCGCGACCTCGGCGTGATGGTCAAGTATCTGATCTGCCAGTACTACACCACCTCCCGCGTGATGCAGTGGATCGGCGCCGAGAACGTCGCGCCGGAGGTCTTCGACTTCGATCCCTCGTCGCTGATTCCCTCGCACCTGCCGGGCGAGGCGACCGACACCGAATCCCCGACGGATAAAATCGTCCGCGCCCGCGTCTTCGCCGACAACCTGCGCTTCTTCATCACCCCCAACTCGCTGCACGAGATCACCCAGATGGCCATGAAGCTCGGGCTGATTCAGCTCCGCAAGGCGGGCATCATGATCGACTCCCAGACCATCGCCGAGGCCTGGCAGATCCCGAACTTCGGCCAGATCGACGGGAACACGGTGATCGAGCGCTTCCGCAACGAGAAGGAGATGGAGCTGGAGCTGGCGGCGCGGATGAAGGAGCTCGCCGGGGGCCTCGGCCTTGGCGGGCCTCCGGGCGCGCCGGGCGCTGGCGGCAAAAAGCCCGAGGGCCGTCCGCCCTCCGGCAACGCGCCACCGAAGCTCAAGGACAAGCCGACCGAGGCGCGCTCGACGATCACGGAGTCGAAATGAGCGACGTCGCCCAGGCGCAATCGCTGGTCGACGCGGCCCTTCGCACCTTCAACTCCCCGCCCGCCGTCGAGACGCAGACCATCGTCCGCGAGCGGCGCTTCATCGCCTTCGACCTGATCACTCTGGTCGCCGAGCTGACCGCCGCGCGCGCCACCGGGACCCTGCTCGTCGACTTCGGCCAGGGCGGCATCTCCTCGGCGCGCTTCCGCGAGGAGCGGAAAATAGAGCCGCGTTAACATTTCCCTTGACAGAATAATTCCCCTCCGCGTACGCTTCGCTCGAACGGGTTCCGAACGGACTCCGGGTGCCTGATAGCCCCGAGAGTTTTCAAGAGGCCCGCGTCAGTTGGTCAAGAGGGCAGCACGTCGCCCTCCCCGACCCACCGGCGCGGGCCTTTTGTCGTTCTGGCCACCCGTATCCCAAGGAGGCCCACAGTGAACTTCACCTTCGAAGTCGCCAACAAGCGCGGTCGCAAAAAGCACAAGAAGTAGCCCCTCCTGCCCGGAACGAGCGTCGGGCGCGGGGGCCTTACCGCCCCTCGCCGCGAGGCTCCCCGAGCACGGGTCAACCGGAGGAGGGACGGCGTCTAAGCCCACCGTCCCACCCCCCTCTCTTAAAGGAGCGCTCCACATGAAAGGTTACGGTCGCGGTGGTCGCAGCAAGTCGGGCGGGTTCACCGGTAATCTCGTGAAGCTCGGCGGCAAAAGCGCGAAGCTGCGCCTGAAGTCCGACATGGACGGGTCCTCGATGGTCCACGGGACCAAAGCCACGGGCCGCAAGCAGGCGCATAAGAAGGTCTAAGGGAGCCGCGCGAAAGCGCGGGGAGCCGCGAGGAGGCCCGAGCCCATGTCCGCTGGCGCATCACCAATGGCTTCGATGTCCCCGCCCCCGGGCGGCGGATCTCAGGATTCCCAGGGCGCAGGAACCGGCACGGCGGCATCGCCCGCTTCGCCCGGCTCCTCCCCGATGCAGATTGGGGCGCAGATGGTCATCGGCGTCGCGCGCAACCTGACGGCGATCGCCAAGGCCTACCCGGCCGCGGCCCCCGAGATTCGCGAGATGAACAACCTCCTGCGCCAGGTGCAGGCCAAGATTATGCAGTCGCAGCAGCCCGGGGAGCCGCAAGCCCCCCCGATGTCGTAGCCGGACCGGGACCTACTCCCGCGACCCGAGACGAGGTAGCCGACGATGGAATACGCTGAGTTCCTGCGCTCCCAAGGCGCGACCGAAGACGAGATCAAGGCGCTGACCGAGGGCTCCTTTGCCTCCGCGGCGAAGCGAGCGTTCTCCCAGATGGAATCCCGGATCGCCGCCGAAGCCGCCGCGCGCGCCGCGGCCGAGACCAAAGCCCGTGAATCCGATGCGGCCGTTGCGACGATGGAGCAGTGGTACCAGGAAAAGCAGGTCCCCGAGTTCACCGCCATGCAGAACCGCACGATCGTCGCCGAGGCCGAGCGCGCCAAGGCCATCGCCGCGCTGCGCACCGCCCAGGAGCGCGGCCTGCTGAACGTCGCCAAGGACCTTGGCTACGACGTCGACGCGCCGGTGCGCCCGGCGGCCCCCGCCACCCCCTCCGAGCCCGACAAGCGTTACCTCACCGTCGAGGCCGCCGTTGAACTCGCCGAGCGCGAAGGCCACGCCATCGCCATCGCCCAGGACATCGCCGCCGAGCACGCGCGCCTGTTCCCCGACAAACCTCTCAACTTCCGCGAGCTGCGCGCCGAGGCCGTCAAGCGCAAGGTCCCCTTCGAGCAGCTCTGGATGGACCGTTATCAGGTGCAGGCCGCGCGCGACGCTCGCGCCAAGGCCGACCGTGAAGCCGACGTCGCCCGCTGGAAAGCCGAAGGCGCGAAGGAAGCGGAGACGCGCTTCGTCTCCCAGTACGGCAATCCCGACACCCGCCCGCTCTCGCCCTCGTCCGATCCCTTCGCCAAGCGCCCGGCCGTTGGGCGCGAGAAGCAGCCCTGGGAACTGAACGAGAACGAGCTGCGCAAGGACCGCATCACCCGTGCGACGCAGCATTTCGTCGAATCGACAACGCGCCAGACGCACTAAGGCGCCGGAGGAATAGACCGTGGCTGACCCGACATTTGACCAGTTGAGCGCAACGACGCTCGCGGACCTGCGCGACGACGTCCTTTACGACAACTTCTTCGTCGACACTCCCTGGCTGCGGAAGCTGCGGGCGTCCGGCGCGCTAGAGGACTTCCTCGGCGGCCTGTTCATGCAGGAGCCGTTCCAGTACCAGCGCGTTCGCGGCGGCGCCATCGCCCCGGGCAGCGACATCACTGTCGTCCAGGAACCGATCATCGCGGCGCTGACCTTCGTCCCGAAGGAATACGTCGAGCAGGTGCCGCTGAACCTGTTCCGGACGAACGTGCTCCAGTCGTCGGGCCCGGCCGTCAAGGTCAAGGAAGTGGACGCGTACATGACCAACGCCGTCCAGTCCCTGAACACCGACATCGCCATCGACTTCTACCGCCACGGGCAGTCGATTGCCGGGTCGAACCGCATCATCTTCATGAACGGAATGTCCGAGGCCCTGAACGACGGCATCAACCCGTCCTGGGACGGCAACGTCTTCACCAACTACGGCGGCCAGCTCCGGAACGGGGTCGTCGGCAACACCATCAACTCGGTGCCGACCTGGGTCGGCGACCAGGCGGGCAACACCGGGCAGATCTCCTACAAGACCATCGTCGAGGCCTACTGGAACTGCGTCCAGACGCCGGATATCGGCCTCTGCAACAAGGCCCTGTTCAGCTATCTCCAGGAGCGCCAGGAACCCAAGCAGCGCTACGAGATGCAGATGGACGTGACGATCGGGTTCACCGGCCTGAAGGTGATGGACGCGTTTATCTTCGTCGACAAGCTGGCGCCCTCGACCAAGTACGGCCAGATTCTGCCGTCGGGCCTCTCGCAGACGACCTCGATCCAGCCGCAGCCCTTCACGACCCCGGTGCTCACGGGCACTCAGAACGCCATCTCGAACTATCCGTCGAACACCCAGGTGAACCCGGGCGAGCCCTTCTTCTGGCTGCGCAGCAAGGGCTGGAAGCTGCGTCCGTCGAACGACCCGGAGTACAACTTCAACTTCACGCCGCCGATCCGTTCGCAAACCAACGCGGATCTCGTCGTCCTGTTCCTGAAGGCCGCGCTCACGGCGTACACGCCGATGCCGCGGGACAACTGGCAACTGATCGGCGCCGGATTCTAATCGCCCGAGACTCGTACCAAGGAGGCCACGATGGCCGGTGGAATGTTGACGAAGCAAGCGGACCTGCTCTCCGCGCGGTATCTGAACGACGTGAACGACCAGGTCTCGGGCGGCCAGATGGTCAGCGTGCCTCCGGGCGCGGCGTCTCCGATGGCCTCGCAGACGCAGCCCGGCGACCGCATCGTCCTTGACGACGCGACGGCGATGGGCCTGTCGGACGCCAACGTCGGCACGCTCTACGGCGGCGTCTACATGTATTACCAGTTCCAGACGACCACCCGAGCGGCCGTGCGCGGCGGTATCGTGTTCTTCAAAGCCGCGGATATCGGCGTCCAGTACGTCGTCTACGGCGACGCGCAGCCGACAACGGCCATCCCGACGTACATCGCCGGGATCCTGATCAACGCCCTGACGGCGAACTACTACGGCTGGATTCAGGTCGCGGGCGCGGCGTCGGTCCTGTTCGACTCGGCGCTGACGGCAACCGCCGCGGGCAACTGGGTCACGGCGAAGGTTTCGGCCGCGGTGGCCTCGACTGCCGACTCCGGAGCCGCGGCCGGTGTGGTCACGCTCGCCGCGCTGCTTGGCGTCGGCGTCGGCCTGCCCGCCGTCTCAACCGTCTCTCTCGTCATGCTGACCCGCGGCACGTTCTGCGGCCGAATCTAGCGGAGGACTCTCGTGAGCGTACCTATTGTCGGCAACAAGGCGCTGCCCGGCTATCCGCAGCCGACCGGCGCGAAGATCCAGGTGGTCTTTGACCACTGCGGCCCGGCGTCCTACAACAACACGGGAACCTACGCGACCTCGGGCGAGACGCTGCTTGCAAACGGCGGGGGCCTCAACTTCGGCGGCTTCGACTTCGTCCGCGCGATGGACTCCTCAGACGGCCTGTACTTCGCCGTCATCGTTCCGAACCTTGGCGGCGACGCCAACTCGATGAAGTCCGTCGTGATCCACTGGTTCGTGCGTTCGACCGGCGCTGAAGTCGCCAACGGCGTCAATCTCTCGGGCAGCGCGATTCGCATCGCCGCCCTGATGGTGTAGGGGGGAA